AAAACAATACTTGAATTAGAAGTTTTTGTTATACCTGGAACAACTTGGTATAACAAGAAAAGTATAAGAATTAAACATCTTTTACCATTATGTATTGTTGGTACTGCTAGTTATTTAGCATTTCAATCCGCCTCAAATTTCTTCCATGAGAAAATTACCCAAAGTCTATCTGGTGATGTATCTACAAGAAAATATGCTCCAGAAAGAAAACCATTAAAACGTTACACTATGGGTAATTCTATCAATATGCAAACAATTTGTACAACTGTTAATAAGAACTTTTGCCAAATTGCAACAATAATTACAACAGCAGATGGTAGAAGAATCCAACAAGCAATGTGGGGATATTTTATTGGAGGTTCTTTCTTGATAACACCAAAACATTTGTGGAAACGAGGAGATAGTTTTATTGATAAAGGTGATAAAATAATTATTACTTTTAAAGATATAACTTATGAGTTTGAGTTTAGAAGTGAAGACTTGTTTACAGATGAAAAGAGAGATCTAGCATGTTACAATACGTGCAATAAAATACCTTTTTCAAAATCTGTGGAACATTTACTTTTAAATGAAAATGTTAAAATTAATACTTCTGGAGAAGAAGGAGTATTAGTTTTCCCTACAAATGAAAATTTCCCATTAATTTTTGGAGTTAATGCATATATTAGAGACGCACCGTATAGTGATCCTTTTGGAGGTAAATACGAAGGTTCAGAAATTTGGCAGTATAACGCCAAAACTGTACAAGGTAACTGTGGATCCATATTAGTTGTAAATTTTAGAGATAAAGTTTTAATAGCTGGTATGCATGTTGCAGGAGATGCTTACACTGGAAATGCCGAGATTTTAGATACATTATTTGTACAAAATGCTAAAGATTATTTTAGTCGTAAAACTCAAGGATTTGCAACAGATGCAGTCTTTGATGACGAAGAATATTTTGATGCTACATCAGATTTTGACGAAGGTTTCATATTTCTTGGTAAAAGTAAAACGGCTCCATTTCAAACTAGTACAACTGAGATTAGAAAAGGACCATTTTATGAAGTATTACAACCACATACTACAGAACCTGCTATTTTAAAACCATCCGACCCGCGACTTCAAGAGGTTGTATCACCAATCTTAAAATCTGTAGTTAGATTTGGAGAGAGAATAGAACCATTTAAGTATTCGAAATTAGACGCTGCTTTTAGAATTGTAAAATCTTTTTACTCAGATTTAAATGTGGAAACATTTGAGGTTTATTCTCATAATGATGCTATCAATAGCACACACACACCATATCTTGAGAAATTGGACTTACGTACATCTGCTGGTTATCCATGGAATTGTACTAGAAAGACAAAAAGAGATCTTATAGACAATAAAAATGGTGTCTATGCCATACGACAAGAATTAGGAGACAAATTAAATACTTTCGAGAATTTATTAGATAAGAACACAATGTTTCCTTACACATTAACGACGACACTCAAAGATGAAAGAGTTCCATTAGCAAAAATACCAATAGGCAAAACAAGAACATTTATGAATTTTCCTGTTGAGTACACTATTTTGATGAGACGTTATTTTGATTCATTTATAAATTTTGAAACTAAATACGCACGAGAAATAGGAACTACTGTTGGTATTAATATTTATAGCAATAACTGGGATAGTATTTATCAAGAACTAAAAAGATTTGATTTCCATCTTGATGGAGATTATAAAGGTTTTGATGGTACCATTAGACCAGAATTCTTTGAATATTATGCTAGATTAGTTAACTCTTTCTACAACGATAAATATACGAATCATAGAAATTTATTGGTACAAGGTTGTTGCTTTGCGCCTATATTTATCTTAGATAAGGTATATTTGAAGCAGAAGGGTAATCCATCTGGATCTCGACTAACTACATCTTTTAACAGTTTTGTTAATCGTATGTATGTAGTTATGAGTATGTTAGATGTGTTACCACAAGGCTATCACACAGTTGATTTCTTCAAATCAAATATGAAGATGTATGCTCATGG